TTTGATTATAACCCAAAGTTTTTATATTTTATAGCGAAGCAATAAAGTAAATGAATAGAAGAGAAAGAAGAGCATTAGCTAAAAACGGAACACCTGTTGTGCCTGAAAAGGCAAAGGTAGCACCCAAAAGCCCGAGCATCCCTGTACCACTAGTTCCTTTTGAGAACGAGTGGAACAATCCGGATGTATCACGCTTTGAACCGATTACTGAAATGTATGAGGGGATTATGTGCCTTAGACTAGGAGAATTCATACTGCCATCGGTTTTCGGACCTGGTGGCGAGTTTGTAGGAGACCTAGATAAGTACGTTCCAAAGTTTGTGCCGCGTGATCCTGGATATTTTCGACCTTTTGAACAAAAAGAGTTTGTTATCCAGGAAAAATACGCTGAACGAATGAAGGTCGCAGAGGACCTCGAGTTCACTTTGGTTGGCAAGGGAGGGAGGCCTGTGAAAACGGACAAGCAACCTGCCATCACTCTGGAGAGCAACGTTCCTATGGACATTGCTCCTACGAAAATTACTCCCCCGCCTGTTAAGGCTGGGGTGTGCGCAAAGGTCGTCAAAGATCAGTCGAAGCCTGTGAAGGACAAGAAACCAGCAGCGAAAGTTGTTGGCGAGAAGAAGACTGACGAAGTGACATGCGTGCCTGCTAAAGTTAGCGTGGATACCGCGGCAACGGCATTACTTGTGAAAGTATTGACGGATGTTAAGGTGCCGAGCGACCTACCACCTGTAAAGGATGCGGTTGTTCTCAAGGCACCTGTAGCGGAATTACCCATTCCCCCAACGCCTGGTAAACAGGACAAGAAACTTTTACCTTCGAAGGACCCTAAGGCTGTGAAAACAGAACCTAAGGCCAACGTGACCCCAGCTAAGTCGAAAGCTCCTGCAAAGGAACCCAAGGCTAGCGTTACGGGTGGTAAAAGCGAGAAGAAGGGGGGAGGGAAAACACCTACACCTAGCGGCACCAAGCCTGGTGCGAATAAAACGCCTCCGCCAGCAATACCTCCTGCTGGTGGTCCCGTGAAAACGGTAGACAAGGACGGAGAGAAGGCCGCGCTGACGAAAGCAGAGCCAGCTACCCTAAAACCCAAACCATCGTACAGCAAAGGCTGGCAAAGTGTCATGAGAGACCAGGTTGTTCGCATACCCACTGAAAAAGGGGATTGCAAGCAATTTAGTAGCTTATGTAACGAGATGAACGTTCCCTTTTACGAAGATAAGTATAAGGAAGCTAGTAGCGTCGTCCAGCACGAGCTTGACGGTTTGGTCATACGCCCCACAGCAAGAACGTGGGCGATGGCAGCCATGTATGCTGCTACCCAATCCATTACCTCTAAAACTAACCAGAAATGGTGTGATTTGTATGGTGCCCATAGGAATAAGGACATTGTGCAGAGGGTCAATAATGGTTGTAAAACTGGAAGTGTGGAATTAATAACACATGTTCAGAACAACGTGGTTAAAGATATACTACGACATGTGAATGTCGCGGATAGCGTTGATGATGTCAAGAAGGCGTCGATGAAAAACACATGGAAGTGTGATTCGCCGATGCCTTTGCTGAAATCCAATTTTGATGCCGTGCTCATTGAGGACGTGCAGCATGTTGGCGTCAGCGACAAGTCAACTATTCTAGGTATAGCTAGCCAAGGTTTGGTAGTAGGCCTGATTTTTCACCTTCAGAATGGTGAAATGGGAACTCAGGGAACGCAAGGTCTGTGGTACCGTGACGGTAAGACTGTCACAGCATATGCACATCAAGGTGATATGCCGTACACAGACACGGTTGATATGAAGTGGATGTTTAAGACCAATGTTGAAATATACAATGGTGTTAACATTTCATGGATCATAGAACATGTTAGAGGTAATGTGTTTTATGCAACTGTTATTCCTATGAAATCAGGTGAGAAGATTAAGAAAGTATCCTCTAATCTTCCTACAGCTGAGATCGAGTTTGAGACGCTCAATTTCAGTTTAACTCAGGATCGCAGAACGTTTATGAAAGTTCTGAGATCTCTGTTTCACATTAGCGACTTAAGAACAGTCCTAGTTAACAAGAAAATAGCAAGTGCGCTTGTACCCAAAAATGGTAGTAAATCATTGATAGGTATGAACGACAAGTATCTAATTGAACAGGTTTTGACCGCGTTCAAGTATGATAATGCCATGAAAATTCTTAGTACAATCGATGAAGCGAAATACGATGCTTTAGTATCACATACAGCATTGTATTTCGTCATCGAGCACAAAATATTCAGTATACCTATTTCAATGGGGCTGCGGCAAGGGCCGTGGAAGGAGAAGCAATCCAGGAATGGTCACGTAATGTGAACAAGCCTTTGGATTCGCTCCGTGCAGCGTGCTGCTGCACCCTTATAGGTTGCTGTTTTATGTGGAGTCGGGTGTGTCCTGATTGTGCTATGAGTGGTGTTATTGATACTGCTGCTATTTTTGCTGACAAGAAGAAAGTTGATGTTGTAACTGTCCCTGACGTGTATTTACTTACTACGGATGGTACAGAAGACAACTTTGACAAGATGCTTGACGGAAAGACCGGAAGGTTTGTTGACTGGGGGGTTGTTCGTGTACCGCGCAGAGCTGCATGTCAGAAAACATACACAGGCATCATGAAAAATGACGCAGTCCCTATGTTGAGGTCTGATGTGCGAAATGGCTTGGAAAAACCTGAAAACATCACTTTTACTGATGTAGAAGGTACAGTTCCTTACACAGGGCAGAGTTTCAATACTGTTATGGATGTAGATTTGCATCAAAACATGACGTATGCGATTGGACCCTCGCCCGTGCCGTTCCATTTTAACGCTGCGTCTGGCCCTGGTTTACAGGGAGTCGTTAATGGGGTTGCTATCCCATCCTATTCCGCACAAGCAGCTCAGGATGCTTGGTGGGATGATCCATCCAAGAAGCTACTTCTCAGTCCTGTCACTCATGACGTAATAAGGTTAAGTTATGATGATAGAATTGCGTGGGCAGACAGATCCAAGAAGAAACCTCTATATTTGGCCGTTATTGATCGGCTTGAATATGGAGATGGCAAAATTGAATTTGTTACTAAGCTACAGTCTAAAACCAACGATGCGTTACTTAAGAGTAAAGAACGTGTGATCGCTGCAAACCCGACTGAAGTTACGGTTTTAACTGCCCCAGAAGTGGAAATTGGTATGGAGAGACTTAAGGATGAGTGGAGTCTTGATCGCTTTAGCGATCCGTATGTAGTTGAAGGCATCCCTGCCGTTCCGATTGTCGGATGTGGATTATCCGCGGAACAGAAAGGAGCTTTCATCTCCCTGGCCAATGAAATGGCCGAAACCTCATGTGCAAATATGTGCGCAGGGGATGATCAGGCAGGACTGATCAAGCACCAGGGCAAGCGATTCTATATAGAAGGAGACGCTAAGCAATGGGACCACTCGCAAGGTAGTGGACCAATACGCAAGGAGCATGCATATGCTCGAAAATTGGGAATGTCTAATGAAACATTGGATATGATTTGGAAATGTAATACTGGAATGCTCGCGGCCAAGAACCCCGAACGTTACAGTACTTCGATAGTATCGGCTGAGTTGAAGCAGTCGGTTATGATCGATCTCGCGAAGCTGGAACTACATTTTTCAATACAATAGGATCTTGTCACCTATACACTTATTTGTGTGTAGAAATCATAAAACTAATGGATAAATCGGAAGATAACTGC